AAGAACATATTATGTATTATTTTTATGAATATCAAGTTAATAAGATAAGAATATCTTATATTATAGTGGAAAATTTTGATTAATATTACTTTTCTTTTTTCTCGCTCCGGACAATTTCAACAATACCGAATGCGGAGACGGCCAGCGCGACAATGTGTTCAGCCAGTTCGGGGCTAACGGCGAAACCCAAGCCGGATAAAAGTCCTATAAGCCCTCGCCAAGTGGATGGTTGATTGAGTTTCAAGAGTTCAATAAGTTTTAACATTGTTGTTCCTTTCATAAAAAAGCCCTGATTGGGCGGTTAGTAAATAGCATCTATCGCTTGTTGAATTGTCTCATTAGAATAAGGCTGAATACCATTTTCCATCCGAATAACCGCTTTGATAAAAACAGTTAGTACACCGCGTTCTTCAATATCAATAACCGTATCCGGAAAGACTCCAAGTTGCTTTGCCACCGATTGAATATAAGCCGTTGTTTGGTTTTCATTTGGCGGCGCATATCGGCTAATAATCTGCCGAACAGTATTCAAACCGTGAATTTTCTTATAGTTAATTAAAACTTTTGCCAAAGCCCTGATTCCTGCTACTGGTGTATTAAATACACAAAAGGCAGGATCTATCTTCCTGCCGTTTGGGTTTAAGCCTAACCATTTTTCGCCATGACGTATATTGCCAGGGTTATTGTTTCTTATGCCGCGCGGTTGATGCATTATGCAAACTCCATATCATTTCTCGTAATTCATCAATTTTGAGTTCTAGGCGGTTAATGTGAACCTGTGTCGCATACTCCCGCGCCACCTGAACTTTGAAATCGCTGAGTTCTTTACGCATTTCGCCAAACTTATAAACAAGCCAAATAAATGCCGGTACGCAGACAATCTGCAAAAACTGTAGCCAATCCATAGATTTTCCTTTCATTTTATGTTTGATGCACACGCTCATCTTCAATCACCGCCGAGATTTCAACCTTTGTCGAACGTGGGCGGATACCGGTCACACGCGCCATCACGCTCCATTTATCTGCTGTGCCAAAGGCAAAATGTGTGCGCTCGGTGTCCGTTCCGGTTAAGATTTGAATATCAGGCACGGTCGCCAGCATAACTTCGGTATCATAATCGGTTGCGGATACGACATACGGCCCCGAAAGCGTGCCGTCAGTTTTGCGAAGTGCCAAATAGTGCATTTCTCCGTCTACAAACGACACAGGCTCGGAAAGTGTGAGTTTTAAGCCATTTTGCGCCAAAATTTCGCCGCCTTGTCCCCATTTGGCCATATCGTGCGTAATAGCGATAAGGTCGCCATAACTTGGGATTAAGCCCTCAAGTTCGGTTGTAAAAGTTACAATCCGCCGCCGATAGCGATTAGTCAGAGCCATATAAACAGCCTCACGGTGCGCTTGCTCTTTATTGGTGCAGCCGAACAGTTCCACAGTTGCCGTTTTATCAGAACTTGAACCCTCAAATGTTCCCGTAACTTCCGAGGTTTTCCATGTTTTCTCTGAGAAATACTCAACGCAAACGCTGTCGGCGGTATCTTCAGATGGCATCACATATTGAATGGAAAGTGAATTTTTAACAATATTGCGTGGCCCAAATAAAGCAACAGGGATAGTTTTCGGTTCATCGCGCACGAAACGCACGATACCGGCTTGAATGAACGAAATCGCCCGTCCGACTTTAGCCGTGCGAGTTAATGCTTCATACACAGTCAGTTTGCTGTCATAAACAGCATTAAACGTATCGCCGCGAGATGTCCAAAGCTGATCCAACCGGTACAATGCTTCCAAATCTATGGATTTATCAGGAAGTTTTGCTCCATAATCAGCCTTTAAAATATCAGCCAACACCCACGCTATAGAACGTGTTGGTTTTAGGGCACTCCAGCCACCGCTTGGCGACCAAGTCTGCAATTTGCGTGTCACGATACAGTTAACCATACGTGAAGAGCGTTGCGAGAGATTATCCGTTGCCCGCATAATAACCGCCAAAAGTGTAACATTGCCATAGTTTTTCTCGGATACAATGTAACCTTTAGCGGTTGCCCAACGAATCTCGTGTCCGGCACGCGCACTTTCATCTTTATCATCCAAACGTGTCGCCCGAACTTCATATCGGCCTTGCGCCACAGAATAAGTATAAGTCCGATACATAGCATTATGATTGTTTGAGGTCAAACTTTCAGTCCCAAGTGTGAACCAATCGCCAAGCGCATTATCTTCATCATCAATAAGCCTTGCATCAACACGCCATTGAATAGTTTTATCGCCCATTGTACCATCATCTTTGGCAAAATAGCACCCACGCTGAAACGCCATATCTATCTCAATTTTATTGATAACACTTTCGGTAGGATTGAGCACAAAAGGCCCGCAAATTGTTCCTTTGATGAGTTCTTGTCCTGCAACTTCGTTTGAGGTAACAACATCTTCCTCAAAAAGCGTATTTTTCTCTCCTGGCTTGATGATTTTATAACTTATTTCTTCAAAAGAGCCGATTGGTGTATCTTCAATACGAATTTGTTCAATGTCATATTCGCCTTGCCCAATACAATGAAGTTGGTACACATATTGCTCGTCATTTTTATATTTATAATAGGGTTGCGAGGCAAAATCTGGATAAATCAGATGTCTACCATAAATAACGGGGATAGGACTGCCAAGCCTTGCCTCGTTTCCTTGTGCTTGCAAAGAGTATGTCGGACTTTGCGAATAAGCTGAAGACGTCATTCCGTTTAAGGCAGGCTTAGGTGTCGGTACAAGCGTATTGATAAGAATGCCTCCACCGATAGAAACACCTGCTGCAGCGACTGCTCCCCACATTGTTCCATAAGCGGCTCCAACCAAGCCGCCAGTATAAACAGACGCTACAACTACGGCGACCATCAAAACAACTTGCAAGGGATTGGAACTTCCGCCACCACCACCTAATGGTAATGCCACAAAGCTAACGACCGAGTTTGGACGAAGTAAGGTGTCCCAATCTTTCCGAAGCACTGCCGCACCATTAACCAAGCAAATAGTCGGACGAGATAAGTTGATATTTTGCGTTTTCGTTATTTGCGAAATAGTCAGTTCACCCGGTAAAACACGACTTATCATCCCTTTATTTGGGCTAAAGGGATTTGTGAAGTAATTAAAATAAATCATTGAATTAAACTTGTTTTATTTTTACTCTGTAAAAGCTATCAAGAAACCAGCCGGAAGTATTAAGAGAACAGACATTTTGAAACACAACCCCGTTGCCACGCACACAATGCAACACGCCACCGCCGTCAATATTGAGCCACAAACCGGCATGAACAGGATTTTTTGCCTGCCGCATCAGTACCACATCACCATCTTGAGGGACAGGCACTTCCTCAAAGGCTTGAAACACCAAATTCGTCCGAAATGCCACCAATACATCACGCAAACATTCGGGGTTAACATTTACTTGCGGCACATCGTACCCATACTCGTGTTTTAGGACATAACGAACAAAGCCCCAACAGTCAAAACTGTCAGGGCCTTGCGCACCTGCCACCCACGGATGGCCTATGTATTTATTTGCAAAATGTGTCATCGCGAAAGTCCCGGATATTTTTTAACCGTGTAATTTTCTGCTGGAAAGGATTTGTTGCCAATGTCCATCATCCGAGCGGTTGCCGAGATTTTAGAAATATCCGCCGTAATTTCAGTAATAACAAGTGTTATCGGCGGATTCATCTGCGGACAAGAGAGGTCATTGGATAAATACGGACGGTAAGTCATCTCAATCATATTTTGGGTTTCCACAGCACGGTCAAGATATTGGATAATTTCAGTTGAAACATTATCAAGCATTAGAGTAATCTCCGGAACAGGGATAGCCTCAACCGGTGGAAGCTCCAAATCAAACCCCATCGCAATAAATTCCACCTCTTTACCTGCATCAAGCGGTGCAGAATCTTCTAACGTGCAAATATGATTAACATTATCCCTCACCACCCGAATTGCCGTAGGTTTACCATATTCATCAACGAATGACGGATGCCGTAACTCAAGCGTATGCAATAATATTACATCACTTGGCGCAGAGGCGTATGCTTCTTTTAAGGCTTCAGATAAAGTATTATCAGTCATCAAGAACCTCGGGTTTTGGATATTTAGCTTTAATAGCACTAATTAAATCAAGCCAATCCGTTGTCCCGTTTATCTTATCCCAATAGATCATATCCAGTTGATCGCTAATGCTTGGATATGCGGCTATCCGTTGATCAATATAAGTTGGATCGGGATAACTGGCTAAAACAGGCATAATTTTATCTTCAACAACTTCATATCCAGAGATATATTGTCCTTCCGGTACATCAGTTTCTTCTAAAGGCAAATATCCTGCCGCAAGAACCGCATTTTTATCATTAATCCAATTTGACACACCATTGTGATTAATTGGGGCATATTCTAAAAGCCCACTTTCATTAAGTTTTGCATATTTAGGCATTTTTTCTCCTTATAATTTTAATCCATAATATGAGATTTTAACATATCCTGCTTTTCCTGCATAACCAGCACCTGTATCGTTACCTTGTGCAATACCTCCAGCCCCCGCTCCTGTAGTGGTATTATTAAGGAATGAAAGATTTGTTTCCTTACCATCTGTAGTTTTGGCAATTATAGAAAAAGCTTCCTTAAAAGTATATGTAAGCTTCCCCGTTGTTCCACCGCCGCCACCATTTCTACGACCATTTCTTCCCACACCACCATTAGCCGTAATAGTGGTGGAAGTGCCTGTAATTGAAGATGTCCCGCCAGTAGCACCATTATTATTTCGTACATAGCCAACTGCACCAGCTCCTGCCGCTCCAACGACACAATTGTATGTTCCTTTCAGCAATTTTGCTCTGACATGAATACCGGCTCCCGCACCGCCAGCACCATTTGAACCACCGCCTCCTCCTCCGATACACCATATATCATAGACACCGGTTTCAAGTGATACAGAAAATGTCCCTGTAGCAGATTTTTCCAAAAGGACTTGATTTTTATTATATGGATTCTTGTCCATAAATAATAAATTCTTACTCCAAAAACTTATCATTTTACACCTCTAAGACCAAGATGTAAGAGTAAGTCATTGTAATTACTTAAAAATATCGGGGGGGGGACGCTTTGCCAAGCTTAAATTTATCAAGCTGTTTTGACATTATTTGCTCCTTTTAAATACAATTTTTACATATCCGTTTTGCCCATTAGTACCACTATTTGAAGCACGTACTGCTCCACCTGCACCATATCCATTACCTAAAATAGATATTGTTGAAGATTTCACTCCATTACTTTTAGTTATTTCTGAAAGGACACTTACATTACCAATTGTTAAAGTCCCTCCATTTCCATTATTGGCCCCAAAACCATCTCCTGTTCCATACCCCCCATTTCCAGCTCCTGCACTAATAAGGTTAGTAGTACCCTGAAAAATGCTAGATAACGAACCATTCGTACCCGCTCCAGCATTTCGACCTGAGGCATAACCTCCAGTTCCCCCTTTCCCTACTGTGATTTTTAAGACAGCTTTAGAAAAACGCACCAATCCTTTAAATGCCGCCCCAGAACCACCATTAGAACCAAGCCAAGAATGAGAAGTGGCAGAACCTCCACCACCTCCACCGGCACCACAAATAGAAACTTCAAAAATACCTTTATCAATATTAAGGGTATATGTACCCGGAGTTGATTTTTCAAAGAGAACTTGGTTTAAGGTATATGGAGAAAAGCCTAAAGCTAATATTTTTTCGCTGAATAATTCTTTCATTAGCTTGCTTTTCCTTTACTCATCACACCGACAACCCAAGCGGACATGAGGTTATCATAGTCAAAATACACATCGTAGTTACCGGCTTTGATAGTAGGTGTCTCGTTATTAAAGAAATTTGTTGTACCCCAATTTATTGTGGGTGTTCCAGTAACTTTGAGCATTACTTTGATTTGGTTAAACACGTTTTTATTGCTGGGTGTTGGCAGAGAAAAAGTTGTCGCGCCTGTAACAGATAAGGTATAAATTTTATTGACTGCCAACGTAATCGTACCGGAAGTAGTCGTCAAAGTCGTTAGAGGCGGTTGAAAGTTGTCAACATAGCTTTTTTGTGCCGAAGAAACAGGTTTATTGGCATCTGTTGTATTATCAACATTTCCGAGGCCTATTTGCTCTTTGGTAACGTTGTGAGGATTTAATACATTTTGAGTGTGCGCATCAATGTCAAATTTTTCTTCAGTATAGGGAATAAGATATTCGCCGCGGCTGTTTTTTAACAAAACCTTAATTGCTGTTACTTCTTTTGTAGCCATAATCACTCCATACAAAAGGGGCGAATTTCACGCCCCTAAATCACTTTCATCAAAAATTAAACGATTTCTTCATAAGATAGCGCATCCGTGATGCCGTATCCTGCAAGCGTTGTCGCCTTATCGGCCTTTCCTGAAATGTCTTGGTGTTCCTGAAGATAACGATTGTCAGCCTCGGATTTGGTATAGCTCTCACCTTTAAGAGCCACAACGGAGGTATCAATCGCAATGGAATTGCCGGTAATGATAATACCGCTACCAGCCGAATACACATCAACCAAGTCGCTAACCAAGATATAAATGTGCTCGTTGTCGGTGTTGGCTAACAACAAATCAATATATTTGTCGCCGGCTTTGTAACCTTGAACAGGGGTATCATCTGTAACGACCGTTTTGACCGAGCCGGATTGAACAACCATATCTTTGGCTATGTTGATTTTATCACCAACAGGTTCTCCATCTTTAGTTAATTGATAGGTGGCTGAATAACCATCATCAGCGGTTTCAGATTTCAAAATCGAATAAACTGGCACATTCGGTACGGTAATGTCCACTTCTTTGGAAACAATTTCCAATTCCACACCGTTGACCTTGATTTTCTCAATTCTATTGGCCTGTGCACCTTTTTCAAGTTCTCCCAAACTTTCTCCATTCTTATCTAAAATAAGGCTTGACTTGGTAACAGGATACAGTTTGTTGCCGTTGCCATCTTTAATATAAATATGTTTGTCAGTCATAGTTTTTCCTTTCAAAATTAATAAATTATTTAATCACACTATAAGTCATTGTGTCGGGGTAAACGAGTGTCAGGGTGATTTTATCATCGATAATTGGCTCGTACGCCACGCCGTCTAAAATGCCATACCCAGCCAACGTATCGGCTTTTTTATCCATCCGACCTGCAATTTCTGCGGCGGCTTCAGCATAGTGCTTCGAAGAAAAGTCAAATTCCTGTACAGGGCCATCTGATTTAATAGCCCAAGCCTTAGCGATTTCTGCTGCCGTTTCGGCTTGACTGACAAGGTCATCCGTGCCGTTTTGGATATAATTGCGAATATCTTGCACCGTTTTAGCGGCACTCGGCACTTCGCCGTTTTCGGTGATGACAACCGTTGTGCTGTCGCCATGTGTGATGTCATGCAAAATTTTTGCATCAACATCAACAACAACGCGAATATCGTTAATAGCCTTGGCAACCGAGGGGACTTTGCCGCCCTCGGTGTCAACCTCAGTTGTGATAGATCCATGAACGACCTCGTGTAATAGCCCAGTATCAACCTCCGCCCGATCAACAGCGGCGTTTAGTCTTTCCTGCATATTTGGCATTATAAAATCCTTTAATTGAGTTTTATCGGGCAAGACCGATGAACAAAAATGTGCAGTTTATCAACCGTAGATTCCAATTTTTGAAAATCTGAATCCAAGATGATGTCCATTGCATCTTCGGTAATTGTCGGACGATCACGAATTTCAAGCTCGGAGGTTATTTGCCATAAACGTCCGGCAAAAAGGCTTGCCTCAAACTGTTGTGTAAAACGCGCGTCTTGTTCGGTTAAACCAATTCCTCCAAGCAAAGTGATGACAAACCATTCTGCACCTTCTTTGGCTTGATACTTATACCAAGCCTCAAATAGGCAAAACTGCTCGGGCGACATAATCCACTTAACCGAGATTTTAGAGGGCGTTTGCGTATATCGCCGCCGTTGCCGTGCGGGGCCTGATTCCATATCGGTGCGAATAATCGCCTCATCAGGACGGATGGAATATCCCTCAACCATGGGATATGGCAATTTTTTCGGAAAAATGATTGTCATCGGTAGCTCCCATAAGCTGGATTAAGTGCATATCGTTGTTCCAAAATCGGCGATAAACCTTCGCCTTTGCTGATATTCTTGCCAATTGCGCCCTCAATCTTCTCAACCATGATATCTATGGAAAGATTGCCGTTTGCATCTTGGCTTGAAGTTGCTTTGGCCATTGTTCCGCTTGCGTTATTGTGAACATTGACATTAACCGATACAGAGGGCTTATTGTTTAGTTCTGCACCTAATGCCGCCATTTGCCCTTTGGTAAAGACAGTTTCTCCTCGTTGAGCGATAATTGGGATTTCATTGCCGACTAAACCGCCCGTGTGATAACGGGGAGCATTGGCAAACACATCCGCACTTACGTTTTTAGATGATAAGCTGTCCACCCCGATTACACCACCAGTATGTGCGGTTGCAAAGCCGAAATAGCTGCTTAACCCGCTCATCAATGGTTGAGTGATGGATTGCCGAATAGCTATTTTCGCAAAATCGCTGACAATAGATTGAACCAAATCTGCAATGTTGGCTTTGCCAGTCGCTACAAAATCCGCCAGAACATTCTCCATATTATTGAATGCGTTTTTGACAGCATTTTCGGCAAGACTTGCAAAGTCATTCAGCTCATTTTGCAGATTAAGAAAGCCGCGTTTGAAGCCATCTTTCAAAGATTTTGAAGATTTCAAAGCCGCATCATCGGCTTTTTTAACCATATTATCGTAAACTTGACTAATCTGCTCTTTGTACTTCTCATAATCTGCCGAACTTGCATCCAAATTTTTAAGCGCATTCTTTCGCCATTCGTCAGCTTTAGCCATAGCTTGCTCGTACGGCGTTTTAAGCTCCAAAATCTTTTGCATAATATCCTCAATGTTCTTTTTATAAGCCTCCATATCAAAAGAAACGGTTGGCTTGACTTCGGTTTCCACCTCGGTTTTAGGTCGCAAATCAGGGTTTTCAAGATATTTAAGCTCATCACGAGCTGTTTGTGCATCTTGGTAGGCCGCTCTTAAAAGCAGGATTTTTTCTTGTATCTCATCAGCTTGAGGTTTGAAATCAGGAAACTCTGCCGCAATTTCCCAAATTTCTTGCTGATACCGCCTTATATCAATTTTAGATTGGTTTAAGATTCTTGCCCAATCTTTGGCATATACCTCGTATTCCTTAAGCATAGAGTTCGGCGTAAACCTTGTCATAAATGACAAGCCACCCGTATTTTTAAGTTCTTTTTCAAGATCTTTTATATTTTGTTCGGCGGTTTTAAGTTTCAACCCCCATTCTGCCAACGCCATATCTTTGGTTTGTTCAGCAGAGAATTTCGTAACAGCATCAGTTGTTGCTTTCAACTCATCTTTCAGTTTTTGCAAAGTTTCTGCATGGTCTTCAGCCGCGCGCTTTGCCACATTATGGCTGTCTACGAGCTTATAAATCGCCATACCTGCCAAGATTGCCAGTCCGGCAGGCCCGCCGATAAGCGCAAGAGCACCTTTCAAAACGCCTGCGGCAGTTGCCGTAATTGCCATTTGTGCCGCCGAGAGCTTAGAAACTCGGCTCATCATCGCAATACCGGCAATCGCTGATTTAGTTGAAACAGTCATCTTGGTAAGCGCAACATCAACATATCCGATACTTGCCCGCAGGAGGGTTAATCCGCCTAAAATCGCCGAAGAGCCCAACCTTGCACCGAGTATAGTTAAAATAATATCAGCATTCTCTGCCAACATAAAGAAGGCTTTAGAAGCAGCTTTGACTGCAATAGTCAGCGTCTCACCAATCGTTTTGGCCGCACCACCACCGCGTTCGACCAACTCATTAAAATGTGTGAAAGTTTCCTTTAAGGCTTCATTTAAGCCGTTTTTGCCGATATCGCGGTACACTTTCTCAAAGCTGTCTTCAATATTAGAGAGAACGCCCGACATCGTTTTCATCTGCTCAGCCATTGCTCCGGCAAAGTTGACATCGCCAAGCGAACGTAGATATTTTTCAATCTCTGCAGCATTCTTCTTAACTTTTGTGGTAACGCCCGCAAAGGTAAAACTCACATCATCGTTAACAACTTTGGCTTTGATACCGAATGTTTTTAAGCGTTCAAACTCTCCGACCGTTGCCGCTGCCACCGCACCAACAAAATCTAAAATGTTTTTGCCAAATGCCGAAGCGGTGTTACCGTAAGAAGTTAAAGCCGCTTCGGACGGTTCAAGCCCCAGAGCTTTCAAACGAATAAAAGCCTCAACAATTTCATTTAATTGGTACGGCGTATCGATGGCAAATTTCTCAATCAGCGCAAACGCTTCTTGTGCGTCTTTGGCTGATCCGGTTACCGTTTTTAAAGAGCCTGAAAGTTGCTCAAAAGAGTTGTTGGCTTCAAAAATAGCCGAAAAAGTGTCTTTTAAGCCTTGAAACCCAAGATAGGCTCCCAACAAAGCGGTACCTTGTTTGAGAACCTCATTAAAGGAACGAGCTGTGGTATTAAGAGCTTTAAGGTTGTCATTGGCCGGTTGAATGATTTGAGTAATCCGCTGAAAGGCACGTTCACCGTCACTTCCAAGAGATTTAAACTCCTGCCGGACTTTATCTCCGCCCACCGCCTCAAGCCGTATCGATAATTTCTTCGCTGCCGTACTCATTCTATAATTCTACATTTATCGCTGCAATTCCCACCGGAAGCAGCTCACACATCAATTCCATATCAAAGTTAAGGTTTTGGGCAATTTGAAGAGCTAATGACAAATCAGGCTTAGGAAGTTTCAAAAGTACCTCCCAAGCCTGTTGTCCGACATTTGTTTCCAATGTTGTCTCAAGATATTTGCATTTATGGAACGGACACAAAGGATTTAGCTTTGAACATCCGGCACAGTAGGTTCGCCCGTCTCCGAAGTGCCACTCAGCTCGGGCGTAGAGACGTTTTTTTCAGCTTCCAACATCTCCTGCAATCCGCAATATTGGTGGCGAAAGTTCTCTGCCACAGCCCAAAAGTTGGAGAATAGTTCATCAATTTTGGCTTCGGTTAAAGGCGCGAGTTTGTCTTCATCTGCTTCCAACACGCCATTCCACTCAATGATTCCGGCAATACCAAGCCCGATAAGAAGATATTTGTCCGCAATTGCTTCACGTTTGACGGGGTTTTCAATATCAAGCTCATTGGCTACACCGGCTGCTTTGTTCGTCTGATAAACTTTCGCAAGCTCTGCTAATTTGCTGTTCATATAGGCTTTTGCCTCATAAAATACGGTGGAAGTGCAAGGTCTAACCTTAACTTTTACGCCATATCCCAAATCTATCCAATAAGGCTCTTTATTGATTTTTAACCTTAACATATCAATACTCCTCCACATCATTTACAAGAGTGACAGTCATCATTTTACCAAGTGTCTGTTCTTTTGCTCCTTGAAAGTCATAGGAACATTCAATACCACCGGGGCCGTTAATGGAACGTTTCGGCTTCGGCAAATAAACCTCATGACACGTCAGCACAATCTTTTGCGTATCTGACAACTGATAGCCAAGCTCCACATCAACAGGTGTGCCGCCGCGTGCTTTATCAAGCAGGATATTATCACCATAGCGGGCGGCGATATTGCCTGTTAAACTTGCCACACCTAAATCAATCGCCTCAACTTTAGCATCATTACGAATAGTTTGGATTTTTTCCAGATTGTTGGTATAAGTAACGCTCGCCGTGGTAATATTGGCAAGAATTTCGCCGCCGGATTTAATAAATCCCTGAAACTGCGAGAAACGAACATATTTCTTAACCGCCGGAGCAGTTGAAATTGAACTCTCACCACCCGTCTCACTCTGCGCCATCAAAGAAACGGTAACCTGCGCTTCGCCGGAACGTTGGAAATTAAAGGCGATACTATCTGCTCGAACACCTGAAAACCGAATATAAGCAGGAACTTCCGGCAGACCGATTTCCAAAGAATAGCTTGGAATAGACGTTTTGCCGCTTTCAAAAGTATGTGTGCAAACTGTTTCATTTAATGTCGTTACAGGCGCACCGAAAATAGCCTTAAACCATATACCGATATTATTTAAGTCAACCGGAACGACCAATTCGCCATCAACGTTAATAATATCCTGAAAAGGCTGTGTCGGATCACGTCCCAATCCCAAAACATTTGAAGCAATAAGGTTTTGCTCGCTATCAAGCGTAGATGAAATAAACGGAGCCTGAATATATCCGTCTTCGGGCAACACGCCATATTCCTTTTCCTCTGCAATCAACAGCTTAGCGTTCCAACCGTAAGCTCTACTCATAGTTTTCTCCTTTAAGTTAAGTTTGAATCTGATACATATTCCAAAACAATCGGAACAACCGCGGCTTTAATCGTAACCCCGCCATCAATCGGTTGCTCTGTAAATTCGGGAGGTTCAGCGTGCATAAAGTCAATTTTGCCCGACAAGGTAGGATCAACCAAAATCAGCTGTCCGATTTTCTCCAAAAGCGCATCTAAAACGGCATCTGTGTTTGCCGTTGAGACTTTTTGCATTAAAACCTCAATCTCTGCCCGATGTTGAAACAAATAGCGCGGGGGAGACAATAAAACTAACGGCTCACCGATATTGCCATCGCGCAAGACCACAAGCCCCGCAGCAGGGATTTTAAGCAGCAACACCTCATTTCGGCGTACATCAACATCTGTCAAGGCCGACAACCGCTCATACAAAGCCTGTAAAACTTCTTCTCGTTTACTCATCTTTCCAATTCCTTAAAATCAGCTCGGGAACTTTGTCATGCCACTTTTGGCTTTCGGTTGTGAAGTTAATAAGTTTCGGCATTTTGACCTGCGGCACAAGAATAAAGGCGATAATTGTCTTTTTCTTTTGTTCGTGAACAAGAAGAGAACCGCCATAAGGGCGATAAATAAACCGCAACTTAACTCTTTTGTATTGTTCATAAAGAGCGGGCGTCATTTTTTTGCCGTAGACTTTCTTTTTGACAGCCTCGGTCGGAATAGCAAGCCACAAACCGTTTTTACCACGAATAACGGTTTCAAACTCAAAACCCTCCATAATTTGCGGTGCTTTGGTATAAACCACGCCGGCAGCAAAAATACTTTGCTTTCCTTTGGGATAAACATCGCCTCGCCAAGTATTGGCTAAACGCGAGCTTAAACCGGAACTTTTAACTTGCGCCCGCATAGAACCTTTAAGTCCATCAGTTGCTTGCTTAATTCCCGATGTAACGGCATGAGCGGCATTTTGGTACTCTCTTTCCATAAATTTCGTAAGGTCGCCCTCAAATGCCGCTTTTAAACGCATACTAAATCACAGCTCCACACTAACCGATGAATGTCACAAATAGGTTCGGAATAGACCGCAAAGGTTTCGTCATCGGTCTCAATCTTATCGCCGACTTTAAGTTCTGGCGCATCAGAAAGGCGTATCCGTCCCCGATGAGAGGGAGAATGGGTATTTACAAACCCAATCTCCACAACCTCATCAGGCTCAGTTAAGATGATGCGAATGCTTTGACCTTTATATGTTGCTGTCTTCCCCAGTCGGTTGAATAGGCTGTCCACCGCTGTTTTCATCGGATTTGCCATCATCTTTTCCTTGCAAATTGGTTTCTTTGGTCACTCTTTCTGCAAAATTTCGCTCAACAAGGCGTTTTGCCTCATCTTCGCTCACATCACAGACTGTCCCGGGGCGGATTTCTTTATTCTTACCCGCAACTAACGTTATCAAAGCTCTAACTTTAACCATAAAAACCTCCCTTAAGCGATGGTTGCACAAAGAACTGCGTTCGGACGATACGGCACAACAAGCGGAGCTGACTGCAACAACAGCCAACGAACACTCGGATCTTCCTCAATCCAAGATTTCGTAAAATATCGGCTTGCCGTCCAATTAGCTTTCTCATCGTGGATTGCACCATAACAACGTGTTCCCTCCAGACCGTCTTTTGCTCCGAGAATAACCGTATTTTTGGGCAACAGATTTGTGGTTTCGCCGGCATCATTAATATAGCTGTCGTTATATACCCATAAGTCAAAATCCCCGATAGAACCGGCATAACGGGCTTTACTATCTTTTCCACGCACAATCGGATCCGCGTTTAGGGTATTTGAAGTTCCGCGCCGATAGTCGAGATATTTTTCAACCGAGGCATTAGAACGAAAGATTTTCCAAGCCTCGGGATCTAAAACAACTGTTTTAGCCACAACGCCGGCTTTGTTTTGAATATCCGCTGCCCAATCTTCCAAATGATCAAGCGGTTTTGCTCCAGCACTAGACCAAGTGTTAGAACCGGTCAAAGCCTTTGTGAGACTCTCATCGCGGCCGAAATTAACGGTTTGTGCAGGGTAACCGTCACCTGAAACAATTGTCTGTCCCGTGCGTAAAATTTCGGATGCCATCACTTCTTCACGGCGCGTGAGATTGTCAAGTTGATCTTGAAGCGTTGTCGCCAAAGCACGCTCGTAACGCTGAGCAGGGCTTAAACTGCCACCGATTGTCTCACCAGCCACTCTTTTATAAGGAATATTCGCGTCAAAACGGCGTTTATCCTTAACGTATGCCGGTTTGAATGATTTGGTTTGATAACCGCCGCCATCAACCACTTTGCCGGGAAGTAACGGCGAAACAAACGGTGAAATACGAGGTTTGCTGTCGGTTACATCAAAGAAGATTTCTTCTTTATCTGAGGTTTGAACATTAGGAAAGAATGTGTCCAACAAAAAAGACGAAGGTGTCGGCAAATTCTCAACAACTTTCGCCAAAACGTGCGTGGAAAAAATATCCATTTATTTACCTTTCATTAATATGTTTGATTTTGTCTTACAAAAATGCTTTTGGCACGAAGTTTATCAATCAAACTTTCAACATCGCCATTGGCTTTGAGAGCAGAAAGATTAAATTCGCCGGTCAAATACACCACCGCTTTTTTATCCTCGGTAGTTGCATCAACGTTTTCAGCCAAAATAGCCTCTGGGGCAACTCTACTGATTGTCATCTTACCATCAAGCAGACCGCCGGACTTAAAGCCTAAAACGGTACCGCGTTCAAACTTACCACCTGAAATTGTTGCCAAAACTGCAACTCTTGGGAATTCTCCCGCCAAAAGGTTATCAGCTTTTGTTTCACCTTGATCTGTAAATCCTTGTACTGTCATATTCCCTCACTTATTTCAAATATGAGGCAATACGCTGAGCGACCGCCTCGGGTGTTTCATCCATAGTCTCAATAGATGGCGCAATATTTGGGTTTTTAACTGCCGCCATTGCTTTTTCAAAGTCCGTTGTTGGGGCAGAACTTGGGATAGTGTCCAATATCTCTAAAATATCGGTAGCCGCTAAATCCGTTTTAGAAAGAAGAGCCTGCGCAGTTGCTTCCTTACCTTTGGTTACATCTGCAGCAAAAACTTGGCTCATTCGTTCTCGTTCAGCCGCTTTAATGTTTTCAACTGAAATTGTTGTATTCATAAGTGTGTTCTCCTTATTAAAGTTTGTGATAATTGCCTCAAAAGAGGATAATCCGTCCGCTAAACCGTTGCTGACAGCATTTGCTCCTACCGAAACATCGCCCGCACCAAAATTTTTAATGACATCATCAGTTGTGATACCTCTATTTCTGGCAACTTTACTGATAAAGACCTCTGCAAGCTCATCAACCCGTGCCTGAATCTTGGCTTTACCTTCTTCGGTGCTGATATCGGGGCGTTTGTTCGGGCTTTGCGAGGAAACAATCTCTATCGTTTTATCCTCGTCATCCTTTTCAAAAATCGAAACGACACCGATAGAGCCTAAAATCGCTGTATCTGTCGCCAAAATCTTATCGCAGGCGGAAGCAATCCAATACGCTCCCGAGCAACAAGCCCCCGAGGCGTAGGCAACAATCGGCTTTGTGCCGCGCGCCTGATAAATCATATCAGAGAGTTCCGAACAGCCATTAACTTCGCCGCCGGGGCTGTCAATATCAAGCAAAATTCCTTTAATTTGAGGCGATTGAACCGCTTTATTAAAGTCTTGTGCCAGTAACTCGTAGGAAGTCGCACCGCAAATCCGAGTCATCAAATTGGCATACCGAAACAATGGCCCCGACACCTTAATAACAGCAACGCCGTCTCTGATTGAGGCGGCGTTTGTATCTTTCATCTCTCTTCCCATCTCACGGGCTATGGCTTCAGGTGTTTTGCGGCTTTCTCGCGCTATTTCCGCCATCGTCCCCATCATCTCGGGTGTTATCGCCCAAATTGTTTTGTTTAATATCTTCATTGATTAATCCCATTTCTTTAAGTTTATTTTTCTCTCGAACGCGTTGCTCCACGACTTCCTCCCAATCAAGCCCTTGAGAGGCACACTCGTTTTCAAGAGTGGAAAGCCCAATATCCATACGAAGCTGGCAAGCCTGTGCCTCTTTGACCGGATCTACCCAACCGCGTCCGGGGCCTATCCATTTGCAGCGTGTGTAAGCATAATGATTAGCATAAAAGTCGGGCGCATCAACCAAACCTTTATTGACCATCTCCTCAAGCCAAAGCTCATAAACAGGTGTCGCCCAATAATCCGCCAGCCATTGCCGCCGACCGTTAAAATACCGCCAAGCCTCTAATAGAGCTGAACGCGCCGAAGAATAATTTGTTTTAGAAAAGTCCTTTAACAGCAATTCGTAAGGTATATTTAATCCCGTTCCGATATGTCGGAGCAAATTCTCCACGAAGCTTCCGTAGGCGGAATTCGGACGGCTTGGCGTAAACGGCGCAACCTTATCGCCGGGAAATATAGGGATAATCGAGCCGCCCTCAAGTTTGACTTGCCAGTCTTTCTTGGCGTTTAGGTAATCATCGCTTGAACCGCCAAACAACTCGTTTAATTCTTCACCGCCCATCGGCGTTTCAATAAAAGCGGCAATCATCGCGTTGACAATCGCTGCCTGCAGTTCCGACCGCTCATAGTGGTCAAGCATCTTAAACATCGGCATAATTGAGGATAGAATAGGTTTGCCACGCGTTTGTCCGATGCGGTTAATATCATGAATGTGCAAAACCCGCCGCCTGCCAAAGGACGTGTAAGCAGGGATATGTTCCCATTGCAAGCTTGCCGACCAATAATCGCCTGGATGCTCTTTTAAGATATGATAAGCAATCGGTGCGCCAAATCGGTCAATTTCCACACCACCACGCAATGTTTTGGTATCGGTGCAGTTGTTCGGATTAGAAAGCCTGTCCGGCTCAACGAGCTGAAGAGTTGTCGCAACCGAGCGTTCGGGAAGCCACAAGACCAACGCTAATGCCTCGCCATTTATAAGACATGACTTGAAAACTTGTGTTGTTAAACCATGAAAATTAAGACTTTTACCGGCATCACAGTTGAATGTTTCCGCCCACGAACGCCATAATCCCTCAACTTTGGCTTGCCATTCTTCTTCCCATTCTTTTGTTTTGCCTAAAAGTTTATAGTCAGGTTTGGCAGATAACCTAAAACCCGTGCCGACAATATTGTCGGAAAGCGTTTGCATCGCTCCGCTGGCAATCCCGTGATTGCGGGATAAATCACGCGAACGGGCAACCATTGTCGAGAGTTCAGGCAATAAATCGCTATCCGCCGATCCTCGTCCCGGTTGCCACGAGGCAATCTCTCGCAAAGTCTGCGATGCCGCTTTATGTGATGTATCTGTCATTAAAAACTCACCTTCATGATCCGTCTTCTGCCAATATTTGTTCCCTCGGCTGCCGCAATCTGCGACTTAAGGCTTGAAATGTAGGCTTCCAATGCGGCTCGACTCGTTTGGTTATATGTAACCGAACCAAAATTCCCCACGTTGACCGAGACTTCTTTTGTCCCAGTCATCAATTGGTGATATGCATCTTCTGCCTCAACGAGCCTTATTTTAAGTGTTTTGATATCTACAGCCACGGATCATTAACCTTTGTTTGTTGTAATTGGATAAAATGCACCGGTTTCTTTTTCGGTTTTGCTTCAGGTGTAGCTGGAATAAGAGCCTCTAACTCAAGCCAACCTTTCTCCGAAAGCCTGTCTAAGCCATAAATGGCTGCACCAGCACGCGCATAAACGCGGCAGTCCAACGCCTCATTTCGCCGAGCAGGATCCTTTTCCCAAACCGGTTTCGGATAGCCGTTGCTGACTTTGATAACCAGCCGTTCTGCTGTGAGTTGCTTGAAATACTCCTCAGCATACTGCGGAAAGTGGCATTGCCCGAAGTTGGACGCATCCTCGCCGACACGTTCCATTTTTAACCATCGATACAGCTCGGTTTTAATGACCGGCCCGGAAACATTCCACACCTTTAAACCCTTTTTCTTGGTATCGGCTTTGGAAATAGAAAGGAGCATCGCCGTATCACGGCTTTGTCCTTTAATCGCGACAACTGTGTGCGGTTGGCTTGCTCTTGCACCGCTACCACCCCAAACCGCTTGGCTAAACTGGCGCACAAAGCTATAAACGTCTTGAGTTGCATAACCTGAGTCCACACACATCACGCGGATCGGCATTGTGATACCGCTCTGGTGTGGATAGTCACCGGTTAAAACATTTTCCAACCGTTTCCACACTTCGGGCTTAGCGGTGTCGCCATCAAGCACAAGATAATCAACCGACCAACTCTGTTTTTGTCGTCCCCATGCCACAATCTCACACTCAATGCGGTCTTTTTGAATATCAACACCGGCGGTTAAGAATAAGCCACCCATAGGAATTGTGCCGATCGGATAAGTTTCGCGTTTTTCGTAAAGCCGTTGCCATTCCGGTGCATCGCTTTCCGCTTCATATGTTTCGCCGAGAATGGTATTGCGAAATCCATGTGTTAAACTCGGGTTTTTCTTGGTTTTCTCGTAAATATCGACACATTCTTTCCAAGAAAGCCACCCAACAGGAGAATACAGCGAAGAAAGATGAAATCCCGCCGTTAATCCATCGCTTGGCGCTGTCGGTTGCCAATGACCATTTGCCAACATCTGAGTTTTATAATGCTCGCCAATAAGTTTGCCACAATGAATGCACTCATATAAGGCATTATTGTCTTCCGCACGGATTTGCGACCATTCAAGCCGTTGAAACCCACCGCAATATGGACAAGGAACTAAATAATACCGCTTATCCGAAAGCTCAAACTCGCGCTCAATATTGGATAAGCCCTTAATGGTCGGGGTTGAGACCAAAAATATCTTTTTGCGCTTACTGAATGTCGCGGTGCGCCGTTCAGCCAGTAAAATCGGATCACCTTCGCCGTCAATATCTTGCGGATAGCCGTCAATCTCGTCCATAAACAAGTACCGAGCGGGCATAGAACGCAATCCCACCGCCGAATTCGCTCCGGTCATCACCAAAACACCACCCTGAAAGTCCTTAGAAAGCATAGTGTTGCCTTTATCACGGGAGCGCGGCGAACTGACAAGATTTTTCAAAGCAGGACAATCCTCAATCAGCGGATCAATCCGTTGGCGCGAGTTACGTTTAGCCATTTCTACAGTCGGCGACACCGCCATAATTGGCCCCGGTGCTTTATGCATAATGTAGCCAAGCCAGTTATTACCGCATTCCGTACCGCCAATCTGTGCACCTTTCATAAACACAACCTTTTGAATCGGGCTTTTCGGCGACAGACAGTCCATAATTTCTTTTAAATAAGGTGTGCGTGCTGTCCGCCACCGCCCGGGTTCGGAAGCTGATTTGCTGGAAAGCATCCGGTACTCATCCGCCCATTCTGAAACCGACATATAGCTGTCCGGTTCAACACCTCTGAAAAACTCGTCCTCAATATAGCTTGCCGCCTCAAAGTTCTCGGTCGATAAGTTCTCGGCTTTCGGATAAGAGTTTCCGGACATATTCATCTAATACCTGTACAGTTTTATGCTCGTCTGTTTCAAGCTCTGCCGCAATCAATGCCCCATATCGCGTAGAAAACCCTGCAAACAAATCCCGAAGCGACCTTCCGAGATTAAAAGCATGGTTTCCAGCCTTTTTACGGTCAATCGTTTCGCCGGTTATCATTTTTAGTTTGGCTTTAGCAAGCATCGCCCGATAATAGATGTCAGCGGTTTTGGCCTGTTGAAAGCTGGACATTCCGGTTTTAGGCGCATCAGCCGCCCCCTCAAAGAGCGGATCAGCCTTGCGGCTTTTTGCGGGATCGGTATTCATAAACCACTCTTTGTTTGCCTCTTCCACATCAATTTTGCCGTCAGCCGTTTTGTGAATGCGACCGGAGCTGATAGCAGTTTGCACGGCATTAAGCCGAACGCCTCGCATCCGCGCATATTCCCGTAACGATACCTTTTGAGACATTTATTTCCCATAACAAAATGAGGTTTGGATTGTGCCAAACCTCCGTAATCTAATTTTTTCTATTTTAGCGTTCTACTTGCCCAATCGCCACCATCTTAACCTTGTTATCTTTAATAAAAGTCGCTCGCCATTGTTCGAGTTTTGGCTCTCTTAAGAGTCTCTCCATGATAATGGTATAATTTTTTATATCTTTCTTTGTATTAGCAAAATCGTTGATATCAAATTCGGCTTTCTTTACTAGTGAACTTGTATGACACATTAAATATTCAACATTATCTAATAGTCTTTCTCTATGTGTTTTGTTGAGGTCAAATTCCTGAACATCAATTATAAAGGCGTTACCGTTTACTAACATTTTAAATCTCCTTATTATTTTCTTTACGACTACAATAACGCTCTTTTTTAATTAGAAGTCCAGTAAATAACGCATTGATTTTTAATAATAATTATTAAAATATGACTGGACTTTCCATTTATTCCAAGCATTCATTAACGTGTAAATTAACCATTAATGAAAGGATAAAACAATGGCTACACCAAAAAAGAAAACCACAAAAAGCAAGTCAAAGGCAAAGTCTAAAAAGCCTGTGGCGAAAAAGGTTGAAAAGGTAACGGAAACAACCGAAATCGTAACTATCCCCGACGTCATCATCCAAGAAACGCCGAAAGAGCCCATAACGGAAACTCCGAAGACTAATAAGACCGAAAAAATGGTCGAGTTATTAAGCCGAGAAAGTGGGGCAACGCTTGAAGAATTAGCCGAAGCAACCGGTTGGCTGATAAACTCGGTTAGGGGTGCGTTATCTATGTATGCAAAAAAACATAAGGAATATTCTCTTTTCTCCGAAAAAATGCAGGGTGTTAGAATATACCGATTAAGCAAAAATTCAATCGACTAATCAATCAAAAGGCGCGGTTTTAATGCCGCGCCTTTGCTCTGCTTTTTTCAATTCCCTAAAAATATGGGCGATGACGTCTACAGTCCATCCGTTGCCAATAGCTTTATACCGTTGAGTGTTTTCGCTGGCGTAATACGCACCCACGGTAATTTCCGCACGTTCAAGCGCGACACGCCCGCAGGAAATGCCGTCAAAAAGGCTTAAAATTCTCATTGGTTATTCTAAAATTTAAAGAAAAGTATAAAATATATAGCGTACAATATACCGCACGATTAATTTATAAGCGCAACAAAGCCCTTGTTTCGGCTTTAGTCGTGCAATATTCAAAAAGAAAACGGGGCAGTTAACCCCGTTTTCTATGAGCCGTTGTAAAATCGCAAGAAAGGATTTAAGTAGCCAAATTTCTACAACGGCAAAAAGCCCAATATTTGGGGCTTTTTATGGCCTTGTGGTGGGGAAGTTTTCACTTCCCCGATCTATTTAAAGTTTGCTTACATCATAGTTAAGATCCTCTAACACCCGTTTTTTGACCTCATAAGAAGGCCCGTCTTCAAACCAGCACCAAGCATCACTTTCTGATAAATATCCTTTTGGGGGTATTTCAACATAATTGCCACACTCTAATACATTAAGTAACTCATCTAATTTGCATAATTCGTGTTTTATAAGCTCGTCTATTATATTTCTTTTAGCCATTTTTTAATCCTTTCTTTAAGTTTTTGCTCGGCGACCATCGCCTTGCTTACATACACAGTAATGCTCTTATTTTTGACTTTATCCAGTTAATAATGCATTGTTTTTAATTATAATTTTAGTATTTGGTATGTATAAATTAAAGAAAATGGCGGGGCATTTTACCCCGCCGGAGTTTTTATTCTTCCCATTCAGGTATCAAATCGCCGCTGTCTAAATCAGGACTGTAGCCTTTAAAGCCCTCCATGTCAGTGGCTTCGTAAATTTTAACTCCACCAATGGACTGAAGCGTTATACCGTAGTTTTTGCTTAACTTTGCCAGCTCTCTTACAAAATTTTCAAAACGTATGCTTTTTTCTGGTTTGTATGCATTTTCATCCACGTAATAATTATAATCGCGGTAAAGTCGCCCTTTAGTCATTATACGCTTAAAAGCAATTTCAAAACAATCTTTTGATATTGCTTCGGCAAATTCATCAACCGTATGTCGCCCCCATCGACTATCCATCAAACCTAATGTTTCTTGTGGAGTAAATCCAGCTTTTTCTTGGATGAGCTTAAAAGCCGTATTCCATGCAGCTTTTACTTTTTCCTGTTTTACAATGTTGGAGCAAGTTCCCCAAAATCCCCATTCTTTATTTTGTGTTTCTAAAATCTTAGTCATTTTTTTATCCTTTCTTTAAGTTTTGCTCGGCGACCATCGCCTTGCTTACATACATAGTAATGCTCTTATTTTTGACTTTATCCAGTTAATAATGCATTGTTTTTTAATTATAATTTCAGTATTTGGTATGTATAAAATTAAAGAATAGACAGGGAATTTTCCATATTTTATGCTTAAATCCCTAGAATTATACTTTCAGCTTTTTGTTTTAATTTATCTAAATCTTCTTTATAGTTATTCCAAATTTTTATATTATTGGATAAATTTTGGGTTCTGTTTTCATAATAGATACTCTGATATGCTAAATTTTTTTTGGTTTTCATCAATTCTGCGGGAATATTATAAACTTGCTTCCATTCGGTTTTATCAAAAAGCCATGCTTTGGCATATGATTGAAAATCAACATCATCTGCGTATATTTTTAGTTTTATTATTTTGCCTTGAATTTGATAAATAAAAATACAGTACGACGCCTGAGAGTTTGATCCAACTGTTTTTTCAATTACTTTAATTTCGTTATTTGTCATTTTTATATCCTTTCTTTAAATTTTTGCTCGGCGACCATCGCCTTGCTTACAACACAATGAATGCTTGGATTTTTAAGGAAGTCCAGCATATAACGCATTGTTTTTAATTATAATTTTAATAAAAGGTATGTAAACGAAGAAGATAGTGGGGCGGTTTGCCCCACCGGTTATTTTAAGAACCATTCCTTAATTTCTTTCCAAGAGCCTTCAACTATCGCCTCCTCGAATTTATTTTCTCGCCCATAAACTTGTGCTTTTCCCTTATCACATTTATGGCCGGATTTGGGAACTACGCAGTAGATAACATCTCCGGTAACTATGTCACAAATTCTAAAATCATCGTATAGACCACCGTTAAGCGGACAGTTGTTTTTGAAAAAGACGTAGGTTTTATCGTTATCAAATTTAGAAGAAGCTTGGATTGCGTTTAATTTTTGCAGGAGGCACTTGCCTTTGTTTACTAAACTTGTATTCTTGCAGAACCAATCGTACCATAAGGCTTCGATATTCAGATCTCCGCTTTTCCATTGCTTCAGCGTTTCGGTAATCGTTAATTCTTCGCTCATTTTAAATTCCTTTCTTAAAATCAATGCGTTAGCACTATGCTCCCGCTTACAATGCAATGAATGCTTGGAAAAAAGGAGAAGTCCAGTTAATAATGCACTATTTTTAATAATAAATAATTGAAAATAAATGATAATTTAAAATTAAAGGAATAACTCGGCAAAATACTGCCACACAAGCATTAAAACTTTTTTGTCGTACAATATACCGCTTAGAAGAATATAAGCCCAAAGCTAAAGCGCGCTCGGCATTTTCCGAACGCACTTTAAGTAGAAAATGCACAATTTACTATTTATTCTCCCACCTTAATTCCAAGATAACGGCAGTAGCTGGAACCAGACGGATCCGTATAAAGTGTTTGCTTGCCTTTGCAGGTCAACTCCACAACTGTTCGCCAGCCATCATCATATCCGCCTTTACCAGTCAAAAAGTCATAATCACGGAGCGGATATTTGCATATCGCTTTGTATTGTTCCTTTGGTAATTCTATGGTTTCGGTAATCTGTACCAGCTCGGCATATTCCGGATGTCTTGCTGTCATACTTAAAACTTCTTGGATGTTACTCGGTTTCCGGACGAGGTAAGTTTTAACTGTTCTCATTTTTTATCCTTTCAATCATTGTTAATTACAAGTCAATGAATGCTTGGATTTTCTTGATTATCCAGTCAATTCGACATCCAAATCCGAACTTTCTGCATCATTATTAAGCAGTTCGGCTTTTTTGCCGGTATATTCCTCCCAACGGCGGACAATAACATCACAAAACTTCGGATCTAGCTCCACCAAACGGGCTTTACGTCCAGTCTTTTCGGCAGCGATAAGGGTAGAGCCGGAGCCGCCGAAGCCATCCAAAACAATATCGCCTGAGCGAGAACTGTTTTTTATCGCGCGTTCCACGAGTTCAACGGGTTTCATAGTTGGGTGTAGGTCGTTTTTAATCGGCTTGTTATATTCCCAAACATCGGCTTGATCACGGTCGCCGCACCAGTAATGTTTTTGCTTGGCATTCCAGCCGTAAAGGATAGGCTCGTACTGGCGTTGATAGTCCGCACGCCCGAGCGTAAAGGTGTTTTTTGCCCAAATAATAAAGGTTGACCATTTACCGCCGGCCGCCACAAATGCACTATATAAAGTGTGCAATTCGCTTGAACTCATACAGACGTATGTCGCGCCACTACAAAACATCATCAAATTAGAAAGACTATCGGTTAAAAACTGTGCAAAGCTATCGCCGAGATTATCATTCATAATTTTACGTCCGCCGAGCGTTCCTGCGTGATAACGAATGCTGTCTTTCATCGATGAACCATAGTTGACATTATACGGCGGATCGGTAAAGACCATATCCGCCATTTCATCTTGCATCAGTTTTTTGACATCGTTATAAAACGTGCTGTCGCCGCACAAAAGTCGGTGTTTACCTAAAATCCAAATATCGCCGGATTTGGTTACAGCTTCTTCGGGCACTTCGGGAACTTCGTCTTCATCGGTATTGCCTGTTTGTTCCAGTTCGCCGAAACTCTCCAACTCCTTTAACTCGTCTAATGAAAAGCCCAGAACGTCCAAATTAAAGTCCATATCTTCAAGCTCTTTCATTTCAAGGGCAAGCATCTCCTCGTCCCATCCTGCATTCAGAGCAATTTTATTGTCGGCAATAACCAGAGCACGTCGTTGCGTTTCTGTCAGATGCGGCAAACGCACAACCGGAACTTCTTTTAGTCCCATTCGTTGTGCGGCAAGCAAACGCCCGTGTCCAGCAATAATGACATCATCAGCCCCGACCAAAATCGGATTGGTAAAGCCGAACTCCTTAATGCTCGCCACAATCTGGGCGACCTGTTCATCATTATGTGTCCGCGAATTCCGTGCGTAAGGGATGAGCTTATCCACCGGATAATTCTCTTGAAACTCCATAAATTTCTCCATAAAAAAAGAAAGTGACCAGCCAAAAATAAGCCCGACCAGCCGACAAAAAGAAAACACCTATGAAAGCCTTATATGTCAAGGGTTTCAGCAAGTGGGCGACCAGTAAACAAAAAGCCGTTTCGCTAGATTTGCGCCGCGGCTTGCGTCCCCGCATACGGCCCAGAGCGAGGAAGGACCCGCTCGCCTTAAATGAAGCCATTTCGGCAAAGTTTTGCAAAAACAGGTTTTGTGAGGTCAAGTTTTTCCGCTAATTCAAAAGGTTTTTTGTTAATTTCAATCGTAGTCGTTGTCGCTACGCCGTCTTTGATCGTTTTGACAGTTGCGCTTGGTAGCTCTGCACGTCCGATGCAGGACGACAGATAAACAAAACACTCGTCATTATCTTCAAGGTACTGCAGAGCCAAACGGCGCGCATAAATATTAAGCGTCACATCAGCCTTGCTGCTATCTTTAGTCCATGGACTACCGCCACCGATCGGAGCCGCTGTGCCATAAAAATCACACGCCAACTTGCGTCCGGTAACACCACAGTCAGCAACAGAAGAATGTGTTTTGAATGCGCCGGTGCCGTTGATAATCAGGTTGTCAGGCATTGCACCAAGTGTTTTAACGATAAAAAAGGTCAGATTTTCAGGTTCAAGCATTGGAATTGCAACCACAGCAGTTTCAATGTGTCCGTAATGATTGAGTGTAATCTGTGTTTTAATGTCAATGCCGAGATTTTTGCTCTCCCGAGCCTTGATATAAAGGGCGTTATTAAGATAGCGTGCCAGATACTGTTCCTTGCTGATAAGTCCATCACCTTTGCACGCATAGCCAACGAACACGCCTTGATCACCCCATCCGGCAGCCACACCCTGCGTAATTTCGGACGATTGCTGACCGATGAGGTTGATAATCTTAATTTCACGAATGTTAATCGCATATTTGCCCCAAAGGTCGGCATATCTTTCGTCATAGCCGACATCACGAAGTGCGCTTTTCACAAAATCTTCAAGATTGGATAAATCAACATTGCCTTTAATCTCGCCGCCCAAAACGACAGTATTATCCTTAATCATAACCTCAACAGCATATTTGACTTCAGGATCTTGGGCAATCATTCGGTCTAAAATATAACTCGAGATATAGTCCGCCGTTTTATCTGGATGTCCGAGCGACACCGCTTCCGCAGTCTTCTTCATCTGTTTTCCTTTCTTGCATAAAAAAAGCCCGCAACTTACAAGTTGCAGGCATAAATTTTGAAAAATAAGCTAATTACCAAAAATCAACAGGTAATTTTCCACATTTTTTCTCAATAGCTTTTTTTAGAGCCTCGCCATCAGTGTATTTAGTTTTTATATCACCATTATTGGCTATTAATTCTTGAGCTAAGAAATCAACACCACAGTCACATTTCTTAAGATTTGTGGCAGTGTTATTCTTTTTATTGCTTCCAACCATAATCTTGCATTCATTTTTCAGCTCATCCATTTTTTCATCAAGACGTTGCATGAGCTCTTCTTCTGTTTCTGGAGCAAATTCATAATCATATTTAATCCGAGGAACTGTTTTTAGTGAATTGTTTTTTGTTTCATATCTATAAACACCATCTTGGATTGCACATTTTTTTGCAGGAACTGTAACAAACATATCATCGTAAAAATCAATCCCTGACATAGGCGTTAATAAGACAACCGCCCCAAAACAATAGTCATAATCATCAGATCTACATTCGTTTGCCAACGCATAATTATCTCCTAAAACTTGAAAAATCTTAAATTTATGCATATCCATGCAATCAGGATTGTGTTCAAGATTTTTGGCCATTGTAAAATTTTCGGGTTGTGCAAGTTCTGTACAGCCACATAGCAATAAAGCCAATAATAAAATTGTCTTCTTCATAGTTGCCTCATTAATAGTATTTATCACTATCATATTATTTTGTTAAATCCTATCAATGCAAGTATTTTATTAGAATAAGCAACAAAAAAAGCCCGCAGGAAGCGACATCTGCGGACGATAAAAAAACATAAGAAAAGGGGCGACTTTCACACCATCGCCCCGATTATACCCATATTTGTAACTGTTTTATATGAAAATGTAAACTAGAAAGATGTCATTACATTTTTCTGCCTAAAATTGCTCCTGCAATCTTTGCTAAGGCCATGTTGTAGTTCTTAGACAACCCTTGCCGAGAAATACCAAACTCGCGGCACAACAGTTTCCACGGTATTCTGTTCGCACGTTTCCACACGAGCCGCCGTTCATCAACAGATAAAACAGGTAACCACTCAAAAATTACACGCTCCCATAAAGAAATTTGTTCTTGATTGGGACGAATTTTAAGGGGCTTTTTATCCATAAAGATTTTTTCTTGCTCGGTATAGATGATATCAGGCATACAACATCGATATTTCGGCGCACGCACAGCAGGAAGTAACCGGTCAATATAAGCGGCTGTTTCCAAATTATATTTGATTTTTTCAATGATTTCATCAGTCATATTACACCGCCTTTACTTTGCTAAGCATATCCGAACATACATTTGCCATCGTTTCCATTTCCGAGTATGACACCCCATTGTCTTTACAAAACCATTTTCGGACAGCTTTTCGCCAATCAAGAGCAATATACTTCTTGCCGTTCATCCAACCGCGCTCTTCATTCCACTTCACAAAAGCCACCGGATCAATCGTATATCCGCTTTCTTTTGCATAAGCCGCCACCTCATCAACACTTGGTGCACCGACAAATTCCGGTTTATCCACAGAAGCCGGCTCTCTTTTTCTATCTCCAGATTCATATTCATTATCAGATTCATTCTCATTCTCCGATTCACTCGGTGGGGGATTAATAGCCTTTGCTTGCGGTTTGCTAGAATTTTGCTTGGGTTTTGCTTTTGATTTGCTTCCGCCTTTTGAACCGTTTGCTTGGCGTTTTTCGCAGATTTCCTGATATTTAGCGTTGTTTCTCTCAATCACATCTTGAATCGCATCAAAACGTTTTTTAACCGGCTCTGATAATTTAAAAGACACATCACCGTAAAAGTTCATTTCACATAGCGCGATAATTAAATCAGCAATCTGATTTTTTCTGAAGTTGTGCACAGCTGCAAGGAAGTCCGCAGGATACAAAACAAACGAATTTTTTTTATCCATTTTGCCCCCCATCTTTTGAGGCTTTTTTAATACATTTAATGCCTTGTATCCATTCCAAAGCAAGTTTAGTACGCCGAACTTCATCGCGTATTCTATTTTCTAGTTTATCCAATGCTGACATTTCTAAGTCTAGCAAATAAACCACAGGTATTTTGCGAATTTCTTCGGTTACATAAGTAATTTGTTCATATTTTTTCATCAGGTGTTCCTTTCAAAAATTGTTAATCCGATAGGAACACCCGTGAAATTGTCAAAATCGTTTCCACTTATTTCAACTTTTGGCGCACTTTTGCAAAAAATTTATAAATAGTCTTTTTGCTCATATGCAAATCTCTTGAGATTTGGTCGATACTGTCGCCTTGTAATATTTTTTGAATGACAATTTTTTCCTTATCTGAGGCAATAGACCAAATTTTAGCTAAAACAACTTGGTTATGATTATAAGATTCATCGTTTTTAAAACAAAAAAACTCCTCATCAGCGTAGTCAGCCAATGAGGAGCATAAAAAGTCGCGGCGATGATATCTTTTTGCCAATAAGTTCGAAGCATATTGCTTAAGTGCATGAACTACAAGTGCTTCATCTAGATTGGGAATAGAATAAAATCGCTTAAGATAAAAAAGGAGAAGATCCTGTATCAAATCTTCTCTATCTTCATAGTTAAACAAGGAAGTTGACAACAATCTGCGAATTTGCGATAAGATTGTTATGCGGACATACTCAGGTAGTCCGTCAAAAATGTGTTTCATTAAAAATAAACCTCTTAAACTAATGGATTAGAGGTCTATTGTCTTTCTAAAATTTTTGATGTACAATACATAATAAACAACTAAAAGTTGAGATTAAATAAAAATCTAGCTTTTATATGCTTTTATTAATAAATTCTTTTGTGCACAATATTGTGGAAATTATTTAACAAATCCATATTTTATACGTTGATCTTGCCAAATTGGAGGAATGTCTTCACGAAGTAACCGTTTTAAATATATCGTGGTGGGTTGCGTCCCTTCTAAAATTCGTTTAATAATATCTGGTGCTAAACATGTTAATCGGATAAGCCGTCCTAAATATCCCGAATCAATATTTTCATTAGCGGCAAGCTCGATAATAGATTGTTTTTCCTTATTCATAATTTTTTGGTATTTAAATGCTTTACAAAGGGCTGTTATCAACTCTGCATTATAATTTATATTAGGCGCAACCTCTTCAGGAAGAGACAAGGTAAGAGCACCTTTATTTCTTTTAAATGGATAATCTATAATTGTTATTTGATTTTGTGTTCTAGCTCGAAGATAAGCAGGTAATAGGCTTAATGCTAAATCTGACCAATTTATCTCAATCGTATCATAATTAACGATAATTTTCTTAATTAATAATTTCATCAACTGTAACTTATCTCGCTCCGTCATTCTTTCTATAATTTTTTCAGGATTACGCATAACTTTATATATTTCCGCGGATTTATCTGGGCATATTTTATTAATTAAGCCATTTAGCACATTAATATCACTAATGAGAGGAGTAACAATTTTTGTCATACACTCATCCATCAGCGCAACAGGCACAGCTCCATTACTACAATGATGATAGCCATAATATTTAGCTTTTGTCGATGTGTAATAATATCGGCGTACGCCGTGGCTTTGACAAGATGCTGGCGTCATTGGCGCATGGCAACATCCACAGATCAAAAGCCCACGTAGGATTCCAACTTCATTTCTATTAAATAAACAAGTGCGTTCTCTTTTATCCTTATTTAGAAGTATATATTGCACAGCCTCAAAGGTTTTTTGGCGTATGATTGCTTGATGCTGCCCATCATATAATTCGTGTTTATATTTTATTTTCCCCTCATATATTGGATTTTTAAGCATTCGTAAAACAGCATCTCTCCGAAAAGCGCGATATCCCTTTTCAGTTAAAAGTTTACAAACTGCCATAGCTGATTTGTATTTTATATACATCTCAAACATAAATTTCACAGCTTCCGCCTCATTAGGCTCAATTTCTAATTTTTTATTTACAGAGCGATAACCAAACGGAACTGTTCCGCCTGTCCACATTCCTTTCTTTCTAGATGCCGCTGTTTTATCCCGAACACGCTCACTGCCTATTTCTCGTTCAAATTGTGCAAATGAAAGAAGCATATTCAGTGTTAGTCTTCCCATACTGTCGGAAGTGTTAAAATTTTGCGTAACCGACACAAACGAACAATGATATTTATCAAAAATGTCAACCATTTTAGAAAAATCAACAAGTGAGCGCGTTAGTCTATCAATTTTATAAACCACAATCATATTGATTTTTCCAAGTTCAATATCTTTGAATAATCGTTGTAAAGCGGGACGCTTCATATTACCACCAGAAAAACCACCATCATCATAGTGCTCATCAACTAAAATCCAACCTTGATGTTTTTGGCTTTTGACATAATTTTCACCAGCTTCCCGCTGAGCCTCTAATGTATTGAACTCTTTTTCCAAACCTTCGTCTGTAGATTTTCTTGTATATATGGCACACTTTATCTCTTCCATCTTTACATTCCCCAAAATTCTTTACCCGATATTCTTCGTCCCGTAATTTTATAGGCCACTGCTGATAAAGATTTATAAAACTCATTATCCATCTCATATCCTCCATAAACTGCTCGCAACCGATAAGTTTCACCCTTATATTTTTTTATTATCTCCGTACCTATGGTAAATGTCTTTTCGTGCATTATGGAATCATTCATGTTTTCAAGAAGCTCTCTGGTTTTTGCATCTAATCCGCCAAAGCGCAATTCCTGCAAGCGGTAGGTAACACGCCATATAAAAAACTCTTTTCGGGTGGTGGCCTTTGGTGGTTCTTGATTATAAAGCAAGATATATAATTTTTTTAACTCGAGGAACGGAAGATTGGGTATTTCTCTTAATTCCACATTTAAATCAGGCAATTTCGTCATATTGACCTCCTGATTGATGAATGCTTGGAATAACGGATAAGTCCAGTATATTATTGCCGTTTTCGCAACTTTCCTGCTCATTTAATAGGTCTATAACCGGAGCACTCAAAAGTGCTAACAGCTGCTCAAATTCAGAATTCATTAAAATCTCCTGTTATGATTAAACACAACAGGAACACCCGTTTAAAAATCAAAACCGTTTCCAATTTTTTGATTTTTTGGTATGGCTGTTCGTTCGCTTATTTATATGGCGCACCATAAGACGCAAAAAACATCAAAAATATAACACATTGAAATAAAGCACTTTTTTATCGGTACGAGCTCCGACCAAAAGTATCTATTTTGCCCTGATATCAGAAAAAAACGCTAAAAAAAGGATATAAAAAAAGAGATAACGCTCAGACCGGCTATCGCGAACACCGCGGAAATACTGCCGTTCAGAGGATACAAAAAAAGCCTCTTAATTTAAGAGGCTTTTGATGATGGTGGGCCCTGCCTGACTCGAACAGGCGACCAGACCGTTATGAGCGGCCTGCTCTAACCAACTGAGCTAAGGGCCCGGCATCTGAAAACGGTTAAAAAATAGGTCAAATATTTTCCGAAGTCAAGCGCTTTTTGGGCACCCCGCCGATCCGCGCCGCGGGAAATGCGGAAACCGCGCCGAAAAGAATTGACTTCCCTTCTGCTTTACACTACAATTTCACTGCTTTACATACGGATTATGTTTAACTTTTAATTATATTATCATGAACAAAATTGATGAAATCATCCAAAAATGGGGCAACAGGGAAGAAGCCTACCGCTTGTATCGTCTTGTCCTTTTTGACTATTACCTCACCCGCTATTTTGAACTGACGGAAAGAAAACTCGACGGAATTAAACATCACGGAATTAACGACAAAGCCCTGATCAACCTTTTGTTCGTCTGCCTCAACAGCGTGGAAAAGGAAAGCTGCGGCCTGTTTGAAGCGTTTCGTAATTTTAAAATCGTCTGCGGCTGGAGCCGGCGGATACTTACCGTTTCGCAGCCCGACGTCGAACGTCTGTTCGTACTCATTCCCGAACACCGTTCCAATAACGGGAAATGGGAAAAACGCCCGGCCGGGCAACGGACAAAAATCTGGACGGCTCTCGGCGAAAAAAGCATTGCCGACTATATCCGGGATTCTTCGGTCGGACATTACGCGCGCCTGATTGACCGCGGCGTTGACGAAGTGCTGGAAAAACTGCCGCCGTACTGTCTGGTCGACCTGACGGCCGGACGCCGCGCTCAAAGCGAATGGGTCGAATGGATCAATCGCACCGCCCGAATGCACCTGACCAACGACATCGCCGTCGGATCCGCCGGCCGTTATTATGACATTTGCAAGCGCTTTTCGACGCAAATGCTGGAAGAAGACAAAATGCTCCTGCTGAGCGGCCTTTAG